AAGAAACGTCGTGGACAGTTAATAAAGTGTCTACTCAACCGTCCCAAGGGGCGGTTTCGTTGTTATAATAGGTATATCAGATAAAGAAACAATGAAACACGAAATCAAATCAACACTTGCTAAACTACTTGCTACAGAGGATTTAGTTGTAGAACATAAGAATGTAGAAACAGCACAGTTTGATGTTCACAGTCGTGTTCTAACACTTCCTAATTGGGAGAAGGCAAGTGAAGGTATATTTGATATGCTTGTATGCCATGAAGTTGGTCACGCTCTCTATACACCTGATGTAGATTGGAGAGAGGGTAGAGTGTTATCACAATCTTTTATCAACATTGTAGAAGATGCAAGAATTGAAAAACTTATGAAACGCAGATATGAAGGTGTATCAAAGACCTTCTTCAATGCTTACAATGAGTTAAGTGATACTGATTTCTTTCAAATTCAAGGTAAAGATATAGAAGATATGAATCTTGGAGATCGCATTAACCTTCATTACAAGATTGGAAACTTTGTTGATATTGATTTCATACCCGAAGAGCAATACTTTATTGATAAGATTGATAATATAGAAACATTTGATGAAGCACTTGATGTTGCTGAAGAGTTATATGCATATTGTAAAGAGAAGAAAGCAGAAGAGAAGCAGAAACTTGAAGAGATGCAGCAGATGAAATCTAACTTAAGTATGGATATGGAAGATATGGTTGGTAATGCTCCAAGTCAATCTAGTGATGATAATGGTGAAGGGCAAGAGAGTGATGATGTAGATGGTAAACCAGAATCAGTAAATGAACCAGTAATCGAAGACTTTGAAGATTTTATAAAGGATAATCAAGGTTCACAAGAATGGGATGAAGAACCTGAGTCAGAAACAATGGAGGCATTAGATAATGCACTTAGAAATCTATCAAACACAAATACAAAAAATAGTCAGTATATTGAAATACCTGAGTTAAATCTAAAAAATATTATTGTAGATAATGAGACAGTTCATCAAAAATTAGATGAAGGTTGGATAGCTTGTGATAATGATAGAATTTCATATGTGAAAAGATACAAAGATATGGCTAGTTCTGTAGACTTAGATGTACCTATCTACGAAGAAGTTGATAAGATGTATTATAAATTCAAGAAAGATGCACATAAAGAGGTAAACTATCTTGTCAAAGAATTCGAGAGACGCAAGTGTGCAGGAGCTTATGCTCGCTCTTCTACTAGTCGTACTGGTGTCTTGGATACCAAATCTCTTCATACTTATAAATTCAATGAGGATATCTTTAAGAAAATCACGGTTGTGCCAGATGGGAAAAACCACGGACTAGTGTTCATTCTTGATTGGTCAGGTTCAATGAATAATGTGATACTTGACACTATAAAGCAATTATATAATTTGATATGGTTCTGTCGTAAAGTTCAGATACCATATGAAGTGTATGCATTTACTATTGATTACTCAAGTTATGACCCTATGTCAGGAACAAGAGATAGAGTTTTTAAGAGAAAGGATGGAGAAGTACAAATACCTGAGAATTTTCATCTATTGAATTTCTTTACACATAAAACAAAAACAAGAGACCTAGACCATCAAATGCTTAATCTATTCAGATGTGCTGCCTCTTCTGATTGGAAAGTTAATACACCTTGGATGCAAGCACCAGTTGGATTTAGATTATCAGGAACACCATTAAATGAAACAATGATTGCTCTTCGTCAAATACTTCCAGAGTTTAAGAAGAATAATAATATTGAGAAAGTACAATGTGTTGTTCTTACTGATGGTGAGGGTCAACCAATGAGATTTAATAAAGAAGTCAAGAGAGATTGGGATGATGATTATTACTTGGGCACACAATACTTTGGTGAAGGATGCTTTATTCGTGATAGACAGTTAGGTACAACATATCGTTGTGAAGGACATTATTATGATGACCGTAATCAAACAGACGTTCTACTTAGAAATCTTAGAGATCGTTTACCAAATGTCAATTTTATTGGTATTCGTATTATGTCATCTCGTGACGGTTCATCTTTCGCACATAGATATCTTGGATATGATAATGAATCATATAACAAAGTGATGGCTAGGTGGAGAAAGGAAAGATCATTTGCAATCAAGGATGCAGGTTATCATACATACTTCGGTCTTGCTTCACAGGCACTTTCAAATGATGCAGAGTTTGATGTACAAGATGATGCTACAAAAGCACAAATAAAGAAAGCATTTGTTAAAAGTCTTAAGAATAAGAAGATGAATAAGAAGATACTTGGCGAATTCATCGAATTGGTAGCATGATAAATAAAATTACCTTACAATAACACAATGATTAGAATTACACCTAAAGATGCGAAAGGAATGATGGATGCTTATGCAAAGGTATATGCTCCGAAAGAGGAACCAAAACCTGAGACAGAAGCAACTGCTGAGTCCGAAGCACCTGCTGACACAGCAGAAACAGATAAATAAAATGTATTTACCAGAAAGAAAATGTCTAGATTTGGGGATTTAATTCACGGAAAAACTACTACTAAACCAATTGTAGAGACACCAGTAGTAGAGGAACCACCTGCTCCTGTAGTAGAAGAGGCACCTAGACCAGAAGAGGAAGTTGCAGATGCGGTAGCAGCACCTGTTAATTTTGAGTCTATGTCAAAAGATGAACTTGAAGACTATGGACGTACCATAGGTATTGAGTTAGATAGAAGACACAACAAAAAAAAGTTAATTAAAGAACTAGAAGACCATATTCAATATATTGAAAACGTATAACCACTTTATAAAGTGGCACACAAGGGGGTTACACAACCCTCTTTTTTGATTATAATAAGTATATCAAAAGAAAAAAACTACTTTATTATGCCCTTCGAGATTAAAATGACTGCCGACCAAGTGATTGAAAAATTAAAAGCACTTTACGGTACTGAGTTCACAGCAGCAGATATCAAAGCATTCTGTGCTATGAATGATATTACATATCAAACAGTAACTAAGAAGTTACAGAAATTCAAGGTTTCCAAAGGTAAGTGGAATCTCGAAGTTACTCAGGAGAGTGTCCAGAACATTGAGAAAAGTTTTGCTGCTCCTGCTGTAATGCCTCACGTAGAGAAAAATCTTGTTCCAACAGTTGATCCTAATTTTGTTAAGTTTGGAAACTTTGCTGATGTGAAGAAGATTGTTCAATCAAAACAGTTCTATCCAACATTTATTACTGGTTTATCTGGTAACGGTAAGACATTTGGTGTAGAGCAAGCATGTGCACAACTAAACAGGGAGTTAATTCGTGTCAACATCACCATCGAAACGGACGAAGACGATCTTATTGGTGGGTTTCGTCTTGTTGATGGCAACACTGTTTGGCACAACGGACCTGTGGTCGAAGCTCTTCAAAGGGGAGCTGTCCTACTTCTAGATGAGATTGACCTAGCATCTAACAAGATACTTTGTTTACAACCAGTTCTTGAAGGTAAGGGATTATTTCTCAAGAAGATTGGTCAGTATGTTTCACCTAAAGCAGGTTTCAATGTGATTGCAACAGCAAACACAAAAGGTAAAGGTTCTGATGATGGACGTTTCATTGGTACAAACGTATTGAATGAAGCATTCTTAGAAAGATTTCCTGTAACCTTTGAGCAAGCATATCCATCTTTAAAGATTGAAGAGAAATTGCTCACACTTCATGCACAAAGTGTTGGAGTAAAAGATACTGATTTTATTAAGAGACTTGTAGATTGGGCAGACATTATTCGTAAAACATTCTATGATGGTGGTGTTGAAGACATTATTAGTACACGTAGATTAGTACATATCATTCGTGCTTACAGTATCTTCAATGATAAAGCAAAATCATTACAAGTATGCATCAATCGTTTTGATGACGAAACAAAGCAATCATTCCTAGAGTTGTATGATAAAGTCGATGCAGACTTCCAGTTACCAGTGAAGGAGGAAACTAATTGATGGATTTATGGGAGCAATATAAAAATGCCTTACACGAAACTATATCATTACTAGATGATGAAGTGTGGGGAGAGTGGGAATCAAAAGGAATGAGTCTTCAAGCGAAGACTTATTCTCATCCTAATCTTATCAAATCAAGAGAGGTGGAGATATGGAATGATAAGTGCTGTATCTACAATAATATTCTCTATCCAAAGACAGGTAGTAACCTACCTTGTTTTGGTATGGACTTAATGGGATTTAATGAAAAGAAAGTCATTATTGTATTTGACTTTCAACATCCAGTAGAAAAATATCTTTTTTCTGTAGATGGTTTACCAAAGGCAGAAAAAGATTATAGATTTTTTGAAAAGGGAAATCACTTTTCAGAAAACATATTTGTCAGGTATTGTAAGATGGAAGAGGTAAATGCTTATCTATCAGTTTTTAAAGAATACTTGACTAAGTATAAAGATATGCTAGAATTAGAGAAACCTACTGGTAATGATACCAGTTTTTATCAGGACTTCGATGCTTACATGACTCGACTTGACCCAGTATCAGGTTTCCTAACTGGCAAGTTTGGTAAAGAAAAAGCAGAAAGTCTTGTCAATGAATTTCTTTTCACGTATGGTTAATTCATGGAGTTTAGCATGGGAGGTATTGAACGGAACTATGGACGAAACTTATCCAATTAGAGAAGATGTACCCGATAATTTATGGGGTAAGAAAATACCTGATTATGATTATGATTTTGATGATCTTGATCATGAAACAGATTATTATCGTACAGCAGATATAGATGACATGTATATGCATCATTTTACAAATGCCAATTCACCATATAATGATGGGTGGACACAGGAGTATCATCAAAAAGAATTAGAAAAGTTAGAGGTGAAAGCAATGGATTACGAACCACAAAAAAATCATCAATACAAATATCATGAAGAAGAAATTCTAAAAGATATTGAAGAGTATGTTTCTAAAACATATCAAGGACACTATACAGGAGCTAAACATGAGTTCCGTAAAGTACAAACGATTGACCTAATGGCAGCAAGAGATATTGCAACAGATTTCTGTCAAGCAAACATTCTCAAGTATGGTAGTCGCTATGGTAGCAAAAATGGTAAAAACAAAACAGACTTGCTAAAAGTGATACATTATGCTATGCTGTTATTACATTTTGATGGACATTATGGAGAACCATCAATGCCTTCTGGCAACTTTGACCAAATGCCTTAATTATGCAAACTATTACTAATTTTATGAAACTATCAGATAGTACACTTGCAGTTCTCAAGAATTTTGCAGGTATCAACAATTCAATTCTTGTAAAGAAAGGAAATCAACTTCGTACTATATCTGTTGCAAAGAATATCTTGGCAGAGGCAGAAATACCAGAAGACTTTCCAAGAGACGTTGCGATATATGATCTTAATCAATTTCTAAATGGATTGAGTTTACATCAAGACCCTAATCTTGATTTCACAGAAGACTCACATATTACAATTAAAGAGGGTAAGAGAAGAGTTAAGTATTTCTATGCAGACCCACAAGTGATTATTGCACCTCCAGATAAGGAGATCAATCTTCCAACTCAAGAAATATGTTTTCAACTTGAAAGTAATTCACTTGAAAAACTTGTAAAGGCAGCAGCGGTTTATCAACTACCTGATTTATCTGTTATTGGAAAAAATAATGAGATACATATGGTTGTTCGTGATAAAAAGAATGATACATCAAATGAATATTCAATTTATGTTGGAGAAACTGATAGTGAGTTTGAATTAAACTTCAAGATGGAAAATATAAAGATTATACCTGGTCCTTATGATGTTGTTATATCTTCAAAATTACTTTCTGAGTTTACAAATAAACAATATAACCTTAAATACTTTATAGCACTAGAACCTGACTCAACTTTTAACGGATGAACAACGTCGGACTTGAAGTAGTATTCTGGACAATACTATCAATCTATCTCCTATCAAAATTAGGAGTATTTAAAAAATGACTACTCTTACATTTGATGATGAAGAATTACAATGTCTTCGGGTATGTGTGAAAAATTCACCTGCACCTTATAATATATCAAAGAAAGAAATACTTAAACGTGTAGTTG